AACAAACTCGAAGACTGGCAGTTGTTGGATTTGTGTAATCAATTCGGGGTGAATCCTCACATAGACAAGGAACTGCCGATAAGGGGGGAGAAATGAGTTTAAGAAATTCTATAAAAGCAGATGTAGAAAAAGCAAAGGCAAAGCGTAAAGACATCACCGATTTTGTTCATACCAAGCCCTGTTCAATTTGTGGCTCAACTCATGGCTGCAACTGTGAGAGACAGTCAAGCGATGACTCAAGGGGAGATTCTTGCAGCAATTACGGATATGGGTATCCGGCAAATTAAGGAGGCCAAAGATGCCAGAGGATAAAACATTCTACATCGGCTCGAGAGGACAGAACTTTGACAACGATTTCAAGGTCAGGAATATAAGTTTCGACCCGGAGGATAACTCTATAGATATACAGTTGAGTCATCTCTACCTGGCACTCCACCCTGACTACGCAAGGCAGTTGGCAGAAGGGATATTGAAGGCATTAGAACCATTAACAAAAAAGGAGGATTAAGAGATGGCAGAGAAAAAAATGGCAGAGAAAAAAATAGTAAAAGCAGAACAAGCAGGGCTTCCTTCGGAAATGATACAAATGGCAATTTCTAAAGGGGCAGATTTGGATAAACTCGAAAAGTTATTAACATTACAGGAAAGATGGGATAAAAACGAAGCAAAAAAAGCCTACCACGAAGCAATGGCCAATTTTAAGACTAACCCACCTGAAATCGGCAAAGACAAGACAGTTAAATACAAGGATGTTAAGTATAGCCACGCCTCTCTTTATAATGTAACCAAGAAGATAAGCTCAGAACTCTCAAAATATGGCCTTTCTGCTTCTTGGAATACACGACAGGATGGGGCAATCCTTGTTACTTGTAAGATTACCCATATAAAAGGCCATTCAGAGGAAACAACTCTTTCGGCCCCGGCTGATAGTTCCGGCTCAAAGAACGCAATCCAGGCAATCGGTTCAACAATTACTTATCTTGAGCGTTACACATTACTTGCCCTTACCGGGCTTGCAACTTTCGACCAAGATGACGATGCGCAGGTGGCAACTGTGGAATATATTGAAGACAAGCAAGCCCACCAAATTGTTGATATGCTTGTTGATAAAAACATAGATATAGCGAAATTCTGCAAGGCTTTTCATATCGAGGATGTTAAACAACTACCCAAAGATCGCTTTCAACCTGCGGTAGAAGCCATTAAGAAAGCGAAGGGAGGCAAGAAATGATTATTGAGAATATCCAGCAAAACAGCCCCGAATGGGTAAAGGCAAGAACTGGTATCCCAACATCAAGTAATTTCAATAAGATTATTACAACCGGAGGCAAGTCCTCTAAACAGCGTGAGAAGTATATGTATCAGTTGGCCGCCGAAAAGGTAACAGGAATAAAAGACGAAACCTATAAAAACAGCATTATGGAACGTGGCCTTGAAATGGAGTCAGAGGCCAGGGCAATGTATGAAATTCTTACAGGTAACACTGTCGAGGAAGTCGGTATATGTTTCTCGGACAAGAAGAAGCTCTGGGGATCATCACCTGACGGTCTTGTGGGTGAAGAAGGTTTAGTCGAAATTAAATGTCCTTCTGCCCCGGTTCACGTGGAATATCTTTTACAGGGGAAACTTCCCAAAGACTACTTCTCGCAAATTATGGGGCAGTTATTCGTAACAGGCCGGAAGTGGTGCGATTTCTTTTCGTTCTACCCTAACCTCAGGCCATTTCTTTTAAGGGTAGAGCCAGATGAATTTTTTATCAAGATGTTAAGAATCGAGTTGGAAGTCTTTGCGAAAGAGCTTGATGAAGTAACTCAAAAAATCAGGAGGGCATAATGGCAGAAAATCAATTACAACTAATTGTCAAAGAAAGCGGTTTAGAGACAACCAAGGCTAAGATTATTCTTGAGAAGTTTACAGACTATTTTAACATTGCCGAGGAATGGGAAAAGAAGGCCAAGTCTCTTGTAGTTACGAAGGATACTCAAAAGGCCGAAATGGAAATGGCCAGAACTGGCCGTTTGTTTTTGAGAGAAAAGCGAATTGCTGTAGAGAAAACACGCAAGGAACTGAAAGAACAGGCTCTGAGAGAAGGCAAAGCCATAGACGGCATAGCAAACGTCTTAAAGGCTCTTATAGTTCCTATTGAGGAATACCTTGAGAAACAGGAATGTTTTATTAAAATCCGTGAAGAAGAAAAGCGAGAGTCTATGCGCCTTGAGGTAGAGCGCCGGATAGAAGAAGAACGTATAGCCAAGGAAAAGGCTGAGGAGGAAGAAAGGAACAGAATACGTATTGAGAATGAACGGCTGAAAAAAGAAGCCGAGGAGCGAGAGAAGAAGATTGCCGAGGAACGCAAAAAACAAGAACAACAACTTGCCAAAGAACGTACAAAAAGAGAAAAAGAACGTAAGGCCGCTGAGGAGAAATTAAGAAAGGAACGTGAAATCGCAGAAAAGAAACTAAGAGAGGAGAAAGAAAAAGTCGAAGCAGAACGACAAGTCGAAGCCGAAAAAGTACGCAAGGAACGTGAGAAGGCAGAGGCTGAACGCCGAAAGGCCGAAGAGAAGATGAAAAAAGAAAGGGAAAGAGCTAAGGCTAAAGCCGAAGTGGAACGCAAAGAGAAAGAACGCCTTGAAGAAATGCTTAAAAATCAGGTAGAATGTCCATTTTGTCATAAACGGTTTTCTTTGGAGAAAAAATGAATTATAAAGGCGGCATTTATAAGAAAAATCCAAAAGTATATATGAAAAAACATAATAAAAAATGGCGTCTTGCAAACAAAGAACGCAACAAAGAGAACCATAAAAAATGGGATACAGCACACCGGAAACAAAACAATGAACGTGCCAAAAAATATAGAGAAAAACATAAAGAGCAAATAGCAAAATATCAAAAAGACCGTCGAGAAGATAATAAACATTATTATCAGCAATATGAGGAAGGACGAAAATACCTGTCTTGGCGTATTGCTCAAAGAAGGTATCATGGTGCTTGTAGGCGTGTAAGAAAACTAAATGCAGACGGGTTTCACACTATTGGAGAATGGGAATTGCTTAAAAAACAATATAGCTACATTTGTCCTTCATGCGGCAGAAAGGAGCCAAATATCAGATTAAGTGAAGATCACATAATACCATTGTCAAAGGGTGGATGTGATGATATTGAAAATATACAACCATTGTGTAGGGATTGCAATAGCAGAAAACATACAAAAGTCCATAAGTTTCCATTAAACGGAGGTAAAAAAGGAGAATAATATGAAAGACCTTTGCGTACGAGAGTCATACAAAAATAACAAAGGAGAAGAAAAAGTATCGTGGAATAAGATTGGGGTGCTTATTGAAACCAACGAAGGAAAACAATATGTTAAGTTGCACCATATCCCCGGAGTTCTTATTAACGTTTTTGAGCAGAAGAAAAAAGAAGAGGTGACTTTTTAATGCCAAAGATAGCCGGAAAGGTATTAGCCACAAAAATAGACCAAGGCAGGATGCTTGCCAAGATACAACTAAATCGCAAACTTCCTCCGGTAGGTACATCAGTAATTGTTAAATGGGGAGCTACCCGGAGCAATAGTCAAAATGCCTTCTATTGGGCATACTTAACTTTCTTATGGGAAGATTGTAATTTGAAAGAAGAATATTTAACAATAGAGGAATTACACGAAACCTTAAAAGCTACTTTCTTATCGGAAAAATTAATTAAAAAACAAGAGATTGAAATAGTCAAAGTAGGGTCAACGACCACACTCGATAAAGTTTCTTTTGGAGAATACCTTGACAAAGTAGATAAAGCTATGGTAATATATTATAACATTAACACAAGCCAATTTTGGAAAGATTATGCCGAGAATTATGAACTTTAAGAAAAAGGTAATTTGTAAACTATGCCAAAAAGTATTTGAGGCATATCCTAATAGTTTATTTTGTAATACTTGTAAAATTAAAAGAAATAGAGAAAAAAGGCGAATATGGGCTAATGAAAATTATGATAGAGAAAAAGGGAGAATAGCTGCTACAAAGTATCGCAAGAAATTTCACAAACACCATAAAGAATATATGAAAACCTATAGAGAAAAGAATAAAAAAAGAATTAACTTTTTAAAAAAGCAAAATCGTTTCAAAAGAATTTTTGACCCTAAAATACATTTCATACAAGCCAAAAATCGTTGCACAGTAAAAACAAATAAGTATTATATAAGAGGTATAAAGTTTTGTTTAACTTTAAAGGATGTTAAATTTCTTTTTAAAAGAGATAATGCCAGTAAAATGTATTACCCCAGTTTAGATAGGATTAACGGGGAAAAACATTATACACTTAAAAACTGTCGTTTTATTGAATGTTATGAAAATTGTAATCGAAATCGTTCCCCATTCTGGGCGAAATATGAAGAAAATTGGGGGAAATGAGGAACGCCGACTAATTGAGGAGGGGAAGATGACAACAATTCTTTTTATCATAATGTTCATTTGGCTTTTAACGCTTGAGGTAAGAA